CCCCACCAAGTGATAATGTAGTAGCACCATTGAATACATTTGTAGTTGCTGCGGTAGTAGTAATATCACCACCATTAAGTGCAAGGTCGCCGGATACTGTTACATTACCTGTTACATTGATAATGTTAGTTAAAGCAGCTAGTTCTAGATTACCACTTGCTGTAGTTATAGTATTATCATTACTACCAGTTGCAATTCTAATGTTTCCAGTATTCAATTCTGGTGCAGTAATACCCTGACTAGATTCCCAATGATTACTTGTGCTAACCCAATTGAATGTCTTATCAGTTGTTCCCTTAAGTGTGATACCACCACCATTAGCAGTTATATCAGTTGGACTTGCTATTGAACCAAGTTCAATATTCTTATCATCAACTGTTAGGGTAGTCGAGTTGATTGAAGTCAGAGTGCCATTGACTGTCAGATTTCCGCCAACAGTCAACTCACCAGCAATATAACCAATGCCGCCGATATATGCATTACCAACAACACCTAGGCCGCCATCTGTTTGTAATGAACCAGTGGTAGGACTTGTTGATTGTTGACTATCATCAATCGAAACTACTCCACCAAACCGACCATTACCTAAAACACCTAGTCCACCATCAGTCTGAATTGAACCACTTAGTGGGTCAGAGGCTTGAGTAGTTGAATCAACTCGTATATCTCCGCCGACATTGATACGACCTTTAATACCGACTCCGCCATCAACTTTAAGTGCACCTTCATCTTGTGTAGTTGAAGCAGTAGTTGAATAGATGCGTGTATCACCAGTGGTAGCATTTACTCCAAATTTAGTAGTTACACCAACTTGTAAATCACCTGCAATAAGTGCAGCATTTTTAATAGTTGTAGTGCCAGTTGCTGCTCCTAGATTTAATGAAGTTGCTACACCACCGATATTAAGTGTAGCAATATTTGTGTTTACCAGATTAAAACTAGTGCCGGTGGCAACAAGATCACCACCTTGAATCTGAATATCACCAGTAGCTCTAACACTACCACTTACATCTAATTTATATGCTGGTGCTGCATTGCCGATACCAATGAAACCACTTAGTGGGTCCAAGTATAATTGATTGCTACCAATGTTTAGACCGTTGGGGATTGCTAAAGCAGGATTATTAAGAGTAATAGTTCCAGTGGCTGCTCCAATGCTTATGGCTGTTGCTGCATTTCCAATGTTTAGATTAGTAACACTTGTCATAAACAGGCCGCCGGTAACAGCACCAGTTTTTAGATAGCCACTACCAAGAACTACATCACCAGTATTTTTAATATTACCTACAATATCAAGTGCTTCGGTAGGCACTGCTTTTAAAACACCAATTCTGTTATTAACACTGTCAATGACTAATGTGCTATTATCAAAATTTAATGAACCACTAGGCAATAATACTGAACCAGCATTGATTGTAAGTGAATCAGATGAAGTGTCACCTAGACTAGTATTTCCAGCTATCGATAATGCACCAGAGACTACCAATGCACCTGTAACAGCAGCACTACCTGCAACATTTAAATTACCTCCAAAATTTCCACTACCATTACCTACAAATGAATTTCGGACTGTAGTTGTTCCAGTTGTAGCCCCTAAAGCTAATATAGTTGCTGCATTGCCGATGTTCAGAGTAGTGGCTGTTGTATTAAATAATGATGCAGTAGTAGCAGTCGTAGTAATTGCTCCGCCGTTGATCGCTACTCCACCACTAATAATAGTTGCATCTGCGAGTGCATTTCCTAATATACTATTTCCACCTACAGATAGTGAACCGATTAAATTGATATTTCCTGTAACTGCTAAATCACTGACATTACGCCACTGTGAAGTAGATGAATCAAACTGCAGATGCTGCTGATTTGCAAGAGCAATACCCACACCTGCTTTTACTCCGAGTTCTACATCTGTTAGAGCATCAAGTGCCATGGTTGATGCAACAACACCACCAGCAGTAATACCATCGCCGATCCATAGTGCTGCTACATTTGCTGAAATACTATCAGTAACATAAATCAATTCACCTAACATTGGTGTCATTGCTGCGCGTTGTGCGTTTGTTCCTCTACGTAATTGAAGTGCCATTTTATTTTATCCTTTAATCTTATAATGTTTCTGGGTCATCTTGCCAAACGAAATTTTCAAAATCATCTTCGAGTGCAACAATATTCTCTACGATACTCGTATATCCAAGATCTAATTGACTTGTGCTTGGACTTGTTAATTCACCAAAATCAATAGCTGCCATAGTTTTCATTAACCAATAGCCATTATTTGGGATCACTAATTTACCAAAATCTAGACGCAAAATTGCCGTCTTCATATTTAACAATTGTGTCTTAGCAAGACTTGCATCAGGATCCCAAAATACTGCTACAGTTTCTAAGTCAACAGTTCCAAGATCACTGAATACTCCATAACGTGTGCCGGCATCCGATGTTTGCACTACTCTAGCACGTAGAAAGTATTTTGAATTGATAGCATTTGCTGGCAATCCTGTAATAGCAATTTCTCTAGTTTCGTTACGATTTAATACACCTTGATCAAATTGATCAATTGTAGTCAGCTTTTTGTAAGAACTACCATTACTATCAGGGAAATGATTTTTCATTTCAAAGTAGATTAAATTATCTGAAGCACCTAAGGTCTGCCCAAAATTTAATTTATATGTGCCGACGCCACCGACACCAGTCTGAAATCCAATGATTTCAGTGCCCATAATAATTCCAGGAGCCTTAGTAAGACTTGGTATTGCAATTTGTCCTGTAATCATATGCGTAATAGTTAGTGTATCACCAGATATATATCCATTAAATGTTGCTGCATTAAGCGTAGCAGTCATTGGGCGCACACTAACATTAGCTCCTGCCCAATCTACACCATATGAACCATTACCACCAGTATTACCCATAAAGTCAGCTACAATACTCTTATGCTCGACTCCGCTATCATCACTCCATGTTACTTCAGTGCTTAATCCAAGACTTGGAGTATTCAACCAAAAATGAGGGGCACTAGTATATGTTCCTAATCCAGTTGCAGTTAGAGTTCCGTTTCTAATCTGACCAGTAAAGCTAAAGTCTCCGCCTCTACCAGCATAGTCATTGCCTTCAGCATACCAAACTTCAACACTTGTAAACGGACCCGAACCAGGAGTGTCAGGTGTAGTTACTTTAATTGTGAAACTTGGTATTGAACCATTATTAATAATTTGCACAATCTCAACTGATGGTGGTGGTAAAACATCATCTCCGCCTACTGATGGGACTCCGAGATTTTCTCTACAGTAGAACTCTTTGATATTTTTATCATCATAGACTAATGGATTATATTCTAATCCAGTGATTTCAGTTCCAAGCCCGCCTTCGGCTGTTTCGCGTTCTGTAATTTTAATAATACGAAACAATTTACCTTCTTCAAAACCACTTGCTGCATCCCAGCCATAAATTGGATTATTAATTCCAATTACATCACCAGCTTGTAATTGTAAACCAACATGACTTGTTGAAAAACTAACTACTAGATCGTCACGACACTGCTCAAGTTCCATATCAGCAATACGTTCAGCCTGCACATTATTATTACAAAATTCTAATGATAATGACATTGTATTTTCATGCTCAAATCTATTAAGTAGGTCCGGTCTAATATCTAATAAGTTAATTTTTGCATAAGCTTGCTGATCTCTATTATTAGTATCAAAGTAAGTTGCTTCTACTATATTGTATAAATCATCTAAGCGAGTTGAACTTAAATTTATGCCACTCACTATGTCATCGTCACTGAAGATGTAAGATGTAGCAGCTATAGCCTTAGGAATTATACGCCATTGTCCTGATTGGATATCATAACTAATCCAGGCGCCGCCACTTAAACATAGACTATCAATATTAGTTTTGGTTTGCTTACTAGTATCAATGATGCCATTAATCTGATAGCGAATTGCAGTTGATGCTACGGTAGCATCAATTGGAGTCCAGGGCACTAATGCATCACAGAATATACGATATTCCATAAAACTTTTATAGTCAATATGTTCTGGTCTGATTCCAGCACCAAAGCGATCGCTACACATATAATCAAGCAAAACTAAAGCTGGGTTACTAATATTAGTAGCCACTTCAAATGTTAATTGTGGTAATCCACTAAATCCCTTAGTCTGATCATAGTTCATTTGCAACACAGCAAATACTAGTCCTTCCATTTTATAAGTAGTGTCCCAGTGTGCAGTATACTTGTTTATAACCTCTGAAGGTGATTGTGTTTTACCAAATATTTGCACTGGCGCCTGAGTTAATGCATCCCAACGCCATATGTTAAACCAAACAAAACCATCAAAATTACTATCTGTAAAATCCTCTGGTTGTCCAGCAGAAGCGTCGACACGTTTCTTACCACGAACTGCTTTGCTTGCGTCAGTTGTATCAAATTCTAATCTTAGATCATTCCAATAGATATTATTGATATTGCAAGTATATCCTGCAATATTGCTAGTTTCACTTAGTAATAGGACATAGGTCATTGTCTTATTTTCATTATCAAGATATGCATCTGAAATTATAGGTGAAGTAAATGCACGTCCGTATATAACTGGAACTCTATTATTAGTAGCTGGTGGTAATTGGATACGTGTTCCCTGACTTACTTCACCTCCCCCACCACCGCCCCCACCGTCTGATGGACTTCCATTAATAATTCGGCTGGTAATCATTGCTAGCCCAGCTGCTACGGCACCAGTAACTAATGCAACTCCAACTGAACCTAAAATTGCGGCACCACCAATACCAATAACGCCGGCTACAATATAACCGGCTACTAATGTAAATGCTGGCATTAGATCACCTCATCTTTTAAATATAATTTCTCGGTCATCTTAAATCCTCTTTTTTCTAAATCATAATCAACTGTTGTTGACATACGAGTTGTGAAGTATCCATCTATCTTCTTATCTAGGAGTAGTTTATCACAATGTCTGCAGACTATTTCTTGCTTCTTTTTTAACATACCAGACTAATTCTCTAACAGAAAATAATGTTGGTATCCATAGATTAGGTTCTTTAACAGCTACTAAGATACCAACAATCTTTTCGTCTTTAACATACAACCAAATCCATCCCATAGCAAATACATTAAAGACTAACTTTCTAATGTGCTGTGAATTAATATTGTCCAGAACTTGCTTGTTATAACTTGTATCTTTAAGAAATTCTAATACTATATTACCAACTTCAACTAAATCATCTTTATTTGCTAATCTTATCATCTTTTAATCCTGTCCAATACTTATACAAGTTAGGAAACTGTTTTAATGAAGATTGATCTTGTAAATTTGCTCCTTCAATTGCAGCCAGTGCAAATGTATCAGGACCAATCTGATTTGAAAATAGCATGTTCTCAATGACTTGCGGTCTGTCAAGACTACTGAACTGCTCTGCTAGCGAGACACTATATGCACCAACAATATCTATCAATAATGCCTTATTTTCTAAAGGAACGGTGACTTTTTTGAATTTATTTGTGCCAAAGATGCTATGAATTCCACCAGCACTACATATGTCTTGTGATAACCCAGTTGCTTTTAATAAGTCATAAGTTCTTAATAAATGACTCATTAAATTATTCTGTGAATGCTTAGTTTTATCAGCACCTATCGTTTGGCAGAAAGTTTGAATTTTATCTCTGATCGGATCAATAGCATCTTTCTGAATCATTTTAAACATTAGCGTAATACGTTGTTCTGGACATATACGAGTTACCCCACGCGCACAGTGCCAATCACGCCCATCAAATAATAATGCTTTATTGCGCTTAGGTAATTCAGCATGAGCAATACTATCACCATCATATAACATAGTTTCGCCGCCCCAATTCCGTTGCCACTCCTTATTCATATAGATAACGAATGTCTTCTCTCCAACTTTATTTGAATCTGTATGCGGATAACCTTCTACACCAAATGTATGACTATTGGCATAACAGCGGATCAATCTATAATCTTTAAGATATTTGAATTGAAGATAGGTCCAAATACGTGCAATATTAGAAGGCAGTGAACTAGTAATATCTAAGTTATTGAGTCCATTTGCCTTTCCAAAATCCATATTCCAATGACAGAATTCTAATGCTTTGTCTGACTTCCAGCCATATTGCCAGCGAGTCTTTTTAATCTCGCTATCAGCAGCCAATAATAGTTCTTCTGTGAGAAGGTTCTCATATACAGTGAAATCAAGCATTATTCACCTCCGCCACCTCCGCCATCACCGCCACCTCCGCCATCACCTCCGCCATCACCTCCGCCATCACCTCCGCCATCGCCTCCGCCATCACCTCCATCTCCTGCATCTCCAGCATCACCGGAATCACCGGAATCACCAGTATCACCAGTATCACCAGTATCACCAGTATCACCAGTATCACCAGTATCACCAGTATCACCAGTATCACCTACCCCGCCAGCATCTCCACTTGGTCCATCTCCACCGCCATCACCAGGTGATGTATTACCAGCACCGCCGCCGCCGTCTGATGCTGCTGGTGTAGTTACTCCAGTATAAGGGCGTCCGAAATCGAAACTTGCATTATGCAAAATTTCGATACGATCAAAACTTGGATCGTTTAAAATCTGTGTAGCATTGAGCACTGCTGCACCAATAGTTAATGTATCATAAGTTGCTGTTAGTAGACTATCTGAATATGCATACTGATAACTTCTTGTATTAGTCCGACGACCAGCAACTCTACGTTCAAGAATGCCTAATATACTTGAACAAGTTAGATTGACTGTATAGTTGATGTCACCAGATGCATTACTTGTAACATTTATATCTTCACTAATATTATAATTTGTCACAACACCACTAAAGCGTGTATAGATTTGTGGGCGTCCTAAGACTGGGTCTGGACGAATCAATTGTGTATCACTGTCAAAGAATACACGACTAAGTTTAATCGGCGATCCTTTAATTTGCTGAGCAAGAACCTGATCAATGTAATCATGACGAATCCCACTTAGACTAACTGATACTTCTGCATTAGTGCTTTTAATGTCTGACTGAATGTCACTCATCTGTAAGAAGCCACCAAGTGCTACATATGTATTTGCATTCCATGTTATATTTGTATAACAGTTGCTACTATAATAGACCCTATCTTCATACAATACATCACCATTTGAATCAAATAATGCTTTACCATCAGCATCACGCATGACCATTGGAATGGTAAGTTCCATAAGCATACCATGTTCGATATGACTCTGCTGAACCGCTTCGATGTTGTTCATACTACTGACTCCATCATCTGAAACTCACCATTAAATTCTACAAACTTACCAGGTAGATATCGCATAGTTGGTAATTTTGTTACTTTAACTGTCCAGGTGCATGCTGTGCCTACTCTTAAAGGTTTACCAATAGGATCAAAATTAGCCTGTAATATCATTCCACGATTGACATTTAGAGTAAAAGGAGTAGAGGTTATAATATCACCTAATGTGCCAGGCACAATCAGATCATATTTAACAACATAAGGATAACGATAACCTCTACTGTCTGAACCTAATCCTGCAAACTGCACAATATCACCAGCACGGAATAATACTGTGCCAGCAGCAAGTCCATCACTACATGAAAATGTAATTGTATTACCTAAGGTTGCTATTACAGTGATGTTATTCAGATTTACATTAGTCAATGCTCCTTGGTAAGCAACTAGCCAGGCTGTATTGTCTGCACCAAGATGAATTAATTGTTCTTTATAACGATCGTTGTTAAAGATATCTTCAATGCTGCCACGAAAATCAGCAAATAGCCAAATTGGTCTTGGCACTACTGTAAATGACCAGGGCTTAACCCAGCTACGATTAGCAGTAAGCATCTTACCATTACGTGATATACTTGATGCCACTAATGCCTGTCGACTAATTTCAATAGTCTGAGCAGTATCTATAATTGTTTGTAAACTCATCTTTTTATCTTCCTGTTGATCGACGACCTTGCTCGGTCACTGCATATAAGAAACTTGGATCTCTAGCAATCATTGCTTTGAAACTCTGTGCGTCATTGGCCTGTATATTGTATGTAACCAATGTAGTAGATGCTGGTGTAGCCTCTTGCTGACCTAACTTATGATTTGGTATAATTGTGCCAGCAGTTTTTGGAACAAACAATTCTGGACCACGTTCACCTACAATTGATGCCACTCCAACTGGTGGATCGCCTCCATCAGCAAAGCCCAACATGCCACTTATACTACCAATCATTCCAACGACTGCTTTTTTAGCAGCAATACGAGCAAAGTCGGCAATCATACTATTGGCAAGATCTTTAAAAGATAACTTACCAGTCTGAACAAAGTTTACAAAAGCATTTTCTACTCCACTTGTAAAGGTTGTAAAATATTGTTTACTCTGTGCTGCTGCATTTTCAGCATCGCTTTTATATTGAGCAAATGCGCCAGTCCACCCAGTTGTAAATTCTCTGCCTTTGTCGATGAGACCTTGATTGCTGATCATAAGATCTTCATTGGCCTTAAGCACTTCGGCACGTATTGCAAGTTGACGTTCTTCAGATAGTGTTTCACCTTTACCAAGAGTGCTCTGCTCCTTAACAATCTGACTACGGATTTGTAATTCAAGCTGAGTTCTCAAATCAGTAATCTTCTGCTGATCTGTGCTTTGTGTCAACTTAGCCATCTCTGCTTGCATACGGATCGCTTCTGTAATTGCATTATTAGTTAAATCTTGTGCAAACAAATATTGATTTCGTTCACGAGTAGCATCATTAAGTTGATTTTGTGCAGCTACTTGTCCAGCATAAGATGCTCTAACCTTTTCAGCAATAGCTGCTGATTCTGGGTCTGCCATTGGTGCAGCCCCTGGTCCTTTTAGTTCCTGTGCTCTTTTCTGAGCTGATTGAACTTCGAGAGCAATCTGCTTCTCAAGAGCATTAAGCTTACGCTGATCTTCACTTGCATTTAAGTCAGCCATAGCTGTTTGTAGATCTTTAACATTGTTAGTTGCTTTAAGTTCCATCTCACGATAGAAGATTACATCCTTTAAAGCATTACCTTGTGTAATGATATTACCAGCAATGACACTTGTATCATCTTTATTATCAATGATGAGTTTTCGTTGTTGTTGAAGTAAGGCAAGCTGGCCGCCATACTTTCCAGCATCTTCACCTTTAGCACCTGAGGACATTGTGGCCTGCATCTTTGCAATTTCACCATTAATGCGTAATAGATCTTGTGCCTTCTTAGCCTGAACATCAAAAGCTGCCATCTGAGTAGCTTTGTCAGCTTCACTTGCACCAACTAATTTAAGTTGTAGATCAAGTTTTTCTTTCTGAAGAGTATTAGTTAATTCTAAGAGCTTCATCTGTTCACGAAGACTCTGTTCCTGAGCTGCCATTGGATTAGCTGCTGCTACTCCAGCACCTACTGCTGCTCCACTAACTCCAAGAGCACCACGTTCGCCTTGAGTAACAACCTGAACGCCTTCGCCAGGTGTAATAGCTGAACCCATATTACTACGGCCACCACTCTCATTTGGATTTACTCCAAGTCGTTTCATTCTTGCAGCAGCGGATTCAGCAGCCAGTGCCATCTTAGTAGGAGCCATTCCAAGAGCATCTCCTACATTATTGATCCAGGCATGTAAACTTGGAAATGTATCTTTAATCAATGATTCCAATTTAGTTGCCATTGCATCTAGAGGGTGTAAATCAAAGGCCAGACTAATTGCTGTTCCCAGGGCTGCAATAGCAACAATTATAGCTCCAACAGGTCCTAAGAATGCAAGTAATGCTGCTCCAGCACCTGAGGCCATTGCTGTGAATCCAGCCCAACTTGTTAAACCAGCACCAAGTGCAGCAACCATTGCACCAACTCTCAGACCAACTGCATACATTGCTGTTCCTAAGGTTGAAACTCCAACTGCGGCTGTTCCTGTTGCAACACTTAAACTAACTGCTGTTCCAACTCCGGCGCCTTGTGCTGCGGTCAGAGTGGCTTGTGCAGCAGTAGCTGCTTCTGACATAATTGCTAAACGACTTTGTGCCAATGCTAGGGCACTGTCAGCAGCGGCAAGTTCAAGTGCTGTGGCAATACCACTTGCCTGTAACGTATTAAGTGCTGATTGGGCAATATTGACAGCAACCAATGCAGTTCCAACGCGTCCTAGTCCCACAGCCTGAATTGTCCGTGCTGCTGCATCACCAGCAGATAATCCTGAACTAATTGCTGTTGCAGAACCTGCTGCTGCGGTGGCTGCTGCTAATCCAGTATACCAACCAATAAGAGACTTAACTGCTCCACCTACAGCACTTAGACCGCTTATGATGGCACTGCCAGCCATCAGCAACATAGCAGCAGCAATACCCTCGGCCATTAATTTTGCACCATTGCCACTACTACTCATTTCATTGAAGAACTTAGCAACTGGCTCTAGTAGTAATGTAAATTCTCTTTTAACAGCACTTGCACTTGCTTCCATCTTCTTCATAGTAGCATCAAGTTCGATAGCTGCTTGTGCGGCTGGACCCATTGTCCCGCTAACTGCTGCTAATTTATCTTTAAGATCACCCCATGGTAATCCCTTGGCTGCTTTACTTAGAACATCATATGTTGCTGATAATTCAGCAGCTGATGTCTTACCTGAAGTCATTTTATCTGCAATTTCACCAATAAGTGTTTTAGCATCTTTAGTCTGTAGGTCTTCCATTGAGATACCTAATTTACTAAAACTATCTCGTAATGCGTAATTACCTTGTAATGCACCTACAGCTGAATCTCCAAGTGCGGCTAATGCACGACCCATTGCATCGGGACCGCGGCCAGCAGCCCCAAATGCTGCTTGCAACTCTAATACACTTTCAACACTAAGTCCAAAAGCTTCGCTCATATCCTTAGAAGCACTTGCTCCTGAGAGTAATGATTGCACGAACGCTACTGCTGCTAATCCTGACAATGCTGATACAAGCATACTAGCCTTACCAGCCGCAGCCTCAGCACCACTAGCCATTTTAGCCAGTGAACTTTGTAGATTATCAGCTGCTCCTGAGACTTTAGTAAAACTTGATTCAACGCCTACACTACCAGTTGTTGCTGTCTTAGTAAATTTTTCAGCGGCTGCGGTGGCATCTTTAAGTCTAGCAGTATACTTGCTGTCATCTAACTCTAACGCTACTTTAATACTACTCATACGGGTATCCTCTTATTTTATTTTCTTAACTTCATCTTCTAAGAACCCGTTTAATTTCTTAATTGTAGGTTCACTCATTCCTGATGGAGCCTGTTTGCTTTTTCCATCATCCAAATCACTTGCATAATTATAATTTGCATCAATGGTAGTCTTTGTTAGACGTGTATTACGTCTTGCATTTCCACTACGCTTTGGAGTTATGCTTACAAAATAGTCGTAAGCCTGGACCGCAACTGATGCTGGAATCTTAGACATTTGTTCAAACATCTTATTGGTATCATCAGTTACTTTTGCCATATTATTTTTTCTCGTTTCTTTCTTTAGTCCGTTTAACGGCTGCTAATAAACGCTCTTCACTAACTAAGGATGCTGCTGCTTTTGGTCCACCATTAGCTTCATTCTCCTTTTCTATCTGTGCATTCTTATAACCAACTATTGTATCATACACGAAAAGATCAAATGTTGTGGCACGGTCCATGATGTCAGTTGGCAACATACCATAACGCTCTGCCATAGCGTCGATCATCAAGAGAAATTTGAGATCGACGCTATTTTCATCTAAGCTTTCCGTAGTTACTTTCCCAGGTGCTCGATAACTTTATGGATAGCTGCTGTCATTACTGAACTTGGTAATGCAAAACCGTCAACACATACTTGCTTACCATCTTCATCTAATACCATTTCATTCATCATGACAACTGCTTCGGCATAATCACTAGTCATAGTAGTGGCTACTTTAATAAATTTCTGAATCGGTTGGCGGTCCCAGATCCAGAATTCAAGTGGTTCACCATAAGTTTCAATGGTCTCTAGTGAATCAATTGTGATCATAATCAATTTTGGTTTGGCTGCTAGGTCTTTTAATTTCATATCGTTCTTTCTTTATATCTCTAATCGTCGTGAATCGTTATCACGTTGTTTCAAATAATGTATCGTTGCTAGACAAAACTTCAGTCGACTTTCAGCTTGATTTAGATCTGATCTAGCACAGCGTAGTTCTGATAGTGTCTTGGCAACTTCGCCCTCAAGGCTTCGCAATACATCTTCAATCGGTTTGTCATCAAAAATCATATTAACTCCAATCGTTGCATTATATTTAGTAAAAAAAATAGGACCCCTTAGGATCCTACTTTATTAAAACTATTTAAAGTTTAAGCTGCACGGCCTGCTGTATATGAACCATCAATTTCTAAACTTACTGGTGAAGTCCAGACTGGGCTTGAGGCTGATACTGTAGGTGCAACACCTGAGAAGTAGCCAGTAGCCATAATGAAACGGTCGCCAGTTGTTAGACCAGATAGTCCGATAAGCACGTCTACACGAGCTTTCTCATTTGACAAGTTGAAAATGCCTTTCTCAACTGCTGTAACAGCGTCGATGTCAAGTGTTCCAAAGAATGCATCTGGATCTAGAACTAGTGTTCCACCGATACTATTTGCACTAACTGAAGTGACAACTTTTTCTGAATCAGTATCTAATTGTTTCCATCTGAACGTAGATGGTGTATTAGTGATTGTAATATCCTGAAGTGCTGGAACTTCTAATGTGCCAGCGGTAGCTGTGCCTGCGGTGTGAAAGTCTGCTTCTACTGGAGCCTGGCCGTCGTTTAGTCGAACTAGAACGCGAACAAAGTCAGCACTTGAAGCTGCATTAATATATGACATGATTGTTTTCCTTAATCTAAATTATAAAATCTATACTCGAATGTGTAAGTGATCTTGTCACTTGCAATTGCAGTAGTATAGCTAAATTCTTTTCTAAAAGAACCTAGTATTGTCTCAACATTTCTGGCATTGGCCATAATTGTTATTGCTGTTGTCAGATCGGCATTTCTATTCTTAGCATCCACTGTGAGATAGCCACGAATGATAGTTCTAGTCTGATTGATGTCTGGACCATTTAAAATCTGAACCAATTGGTCCATTTCAACTGTTGGTTCGTCTAAGTAAATGCGTTTCATGTTCTTAAGATATAATGGTGTTACACCTTCGTCCCAGGGTAATTCATTGCTGATTCTGATGCTATCAACTAATGCCTCACTAAGATAAGCTAAGAGTTGTGCTCTCATCTTACTCTAACTCGATTACGTAGTGATGGTTGTTTGTCGGCAATGCTGATACCAGCAATACCATCAAAATTATACCAATCTCCAGCCTCTAAAGTTTCTTTATATAATGCAGCATATTCGTCACGGTAATAGTTAATTTTAACTACTTCCGAAGTCTCTGAACTAAAGTCTGCTACAGAAGGCAGCAGGTAAGCACTGAAACAATAAAATACATTAAGATCTTTAAACTCTTGCTCACGACTATCAATCTTTGTGGGATCAACTGTTGGAAGCAAGCGAACATCATAATTCAAACTAGCATCACGTTTGAAGTTGTAGTCTTTCCACCAACTATCAGCCTGTATCTTACTTAAAATACGCTGAGCTGATAATGCTAATAGTTCGGCTACAACTTCTTGTGTCAATGCTTCATTAGATTCGAATAGACGAGCATCACGTTGGACAACATCCGCATATGATGCGAAACTTACAAAACTATTGTCTATAAAGTTGAATGTCATTGTGTATGCTCCTAATCTGAATTAAATTGCTGTATCGCCGATGATCTGAACAGCTAGTTCTGGACGTAATGTTCCAGCACCGGCTACCACAGTCATAACAACATCAGTTGCACGTTCTTTTTCCATACGTTGTGTTGCCATTGTAACACCACCGCGTTGAGCAAGACCAAAAGCTGCTGGAGCGAATACGCAACCAATTGCATCACCTGATACATCAGCAGTTACGCCACTGTGTTCAAGAATAGTGATACCAGCAATACTACCAACAAAGTATTGAGCAAGGATAGTGTCAGCAACAGAACTTGCATTCTGGAATGAAGTCGTAGCTGTCATTGCAGCTTTGATACGGTATGCTTGCAATGGGTTTAGCACGGCGAACAATGGTCCTTGATACTTGTTTGCACGGATAATTGCAGCGGCTTTCATCAAGTCAGCAACTGTATTCTCGGCACCTGGAGCACCTAAGAATTGTGTAACGCCTGAGAACAATTCGATAAGTTCTGCATCAAGGCCTTCAGCAAGAGCTAAACCTGCTTGAGTAGCCATAGAAGCAATAACATTCTCAGCTGCTGAATCACGAAGGAAGTCAGTTACTTGATTGTAAACAACGTGCTCGGCCAATGTAACTGTCTTAGTAGAAGTTTCAGTATTGCCAGCAGCTGGAGCAACGCCTTCACCAGGCTTGCTTGATGTCATACCAGCCCAGACTGGAACTGATACTTGTTTACCAGCGTTAGCTGGGTAATCGAACACTGTGCTTACTGCACGTGCGATTGAGTTTTCATATAGAGCAAACTGTGACTGAACCAAAAGGTTCTGAAATAATTCGCTGTTGCTAGTTGTAGTATTTGCCATTTTAAATTTCCTTTAATTTATTTACGACTCTTAGAGTCAGCATAGATTTTTCTATGCTCTGGGTTTTTCATATCCAGACTGTTTATATCCAACTTACTGATTGAATTTCCTACAGAACTCTTCGCAGATGTTGTAGATGGGGATGCTTGGACAAAGTGAGCATTTTTGTTTAGAAAATCCTGCACCAAGGCATCAACGTTGAAAGGCTTGCCCTGGTCATCATAACGAACAGTTCCTTTCGCATCTAATACTTCTACTTCACCATCAGCATTAAGTCGAACATTACCACGAACAAGTGCTTTAACTTGCTCTGGATTTACTGCACGAAATCTTGCTGCTGCATCTAAGATCGGTCCATTAAGTCGAAATTCTTCAATAATTTTATCTCGCTTAGTAATCTCCGCATCTTTAATTGACGCTAGATTCTGCAAGATAGTATCAAATTCCCCACGCTTGATTTGTTGATCAACTTGACCTTTGCGATGATTATCTACAATTACTCGTAGTTCTTCTGGGTCACCTAGATCTTCATATCTGCTGGTCAACTTCTTAGTAACTGCACCTTTGGTGCGTGCCATTAAGTCATCAACTTCACGTTGCGAGTAGGTCTTCTCAGCCTGATTATTTGTTTGAGTAGCAGTTTCAGTATCTGCTACATTGCCAATGTTGGGATCGGTCATTGTGGTCCTTTGCCCGTTCTCTGATAACGGTATGTTGTTAGTAAGAGCAGTCAGTAGTCTGTTGCTCTTATCCAGTATTCTATTTAGTCCTAATCTTCTGAGTTAATATAACCCTGCGCCAATGCAGCACTATATTCAACCTGATTTAGTGTTGTAATGCTCTGACCTGTTGCAGGATTGACTAATGTGTTAGTATCCATCGGCTCTTGTTCAATGATTTCAATGTCAAGAATCTCAGCTACACGTCTATTAATCTCAACTTGAATCTCCGGAATAGTAGCCAATGCTTTCATTTTAGCTAACTGATCAAGTTCATCTGTGACGTTATGTAATGCAAAGTTGCTTGGATATTCAATCTCGCCATCATAAGGACGACCAATATAATTGCAAACTTCTTTCCAGATCTGTTCTTCAGCTAAACCCAAGTTTGAAGCAATACTTGATAGGCGTGCATTAAGCAATTGAAATTCGGTCTGAATACTAATTCCCGAACGTGTAGTTGATTCAGTAGCACGGACACTACCAACATTGCCCATGCTGTCAATCATCTTAATACGATTATTGATACTTTCATAAATTGCACCAATCTGCCCACCTTGAAACTGTAGCACATATGGTTTAAGTGCTGGATCAATTGCTTCAGGTAATGTAATGACCTGACCTGCAGCAGCACCAGTAATGTTGGTGCTCTCGGTGGCAACCAATGATGGATGAGAATCTAATTTAATGCTGTCATAAATTTCACTAAGTTCATTAGCAATCATAAGTTGTTGATCAGCAATGTCATTAATCATACTTACGCCAATACCGCGAACATGACTACGTTCAGCATAGACTGGAATGAATGGAATGCGTCCAATGCCATTTTCAATGACATCATAGTTGATACAACATTTACGCTCTGTATCGATTATCGTAGTAATAATATAATCTTTAGTCCATTCTTTAATAGTCATAAAGGAATCATTGATCTCTTCAATTACTTTGATCATTGATAATTCATAGCTACCATTAAGCGTGCGTGTCCAGCACCAATCGACTGCTGTAAGAGGTGTATAAACTGACAGATATGGACGAATACCCAATGCAATCTCATCAGCCAGGGTTAGTGCGTCACTTGATGGCTTAGCAACACATACCCAGGCCATGCCAAATACTGAGCTCCATACTGCTACATCTTTCATAAATGCATTCATACTACGACCATCTAAATCAGCATCTTCTAAAATTGAGTCAATGACTGGATTAACTTCAAATAGATCACCATCACGAATCACATCTTCTCTGAATAGAAAACTGATGTATAACGAGATAAGTCCTCTACATTGATTATCTAATGGAGTAGACTGTAGACGAGACTGATATTCAGCATCACTTTCAAGTTGATAACGATGCAGATAAGCGCCTGCACGAAAGTCATCGCCGCCTTGATATGATGACAACAGAAATTGATTGCGTGCCAGGTTGCGATTGTGTAATGAGTTAGTTGATGCAGCTCTTGAATAAGCCTGCTCTAATGTAAATTCCGCCATAGTATATGGTCCTTTATGATTGTATTATTTAGCACCGAATCTCTGTGGTGCTCTTGCTATTACTGGTTTAACGATTGGAAAGCTGTATTGAATCCAATAAGTTCCAGCATCCGCTCCATGGTCGAAACCAGAATCTTTACTAGGAATCATGCTGTCGGGCTTGTAAGCCCAGTTTTTAAAGCAAGCAATGGTCTTCTTACAGCTGGGATCAATGTAGAACCTGGTGCTACCATCTTCACGCAGAAAGAACAGTGAGTTACCAGCATTGATACGGTCTCGCACTAACGGATGCTGTCGATGATAACGACACGTGAATCCAGCCATTTCTAATAGTTTGATGTCAGTGTTGCCGCCAGCACTTGCACGTCGCTGCACTCCCGCAGGGTCCGGAAACACTGTGATGGGATTGGTGGGATAACGATTGCGTATCTCTAATATCATTTCAGAAGTATTTGAATTGTCTAAGTAGATTTCATCATACACTTCAATGCCTGTGGCAGTTTGTCGACCAATAACTGCACTCATCGGCAGAACATTAAAGTCCATTCCAATACAAATAGGTTCATGCGGTGCGGGCTTGCAAACTTCACGAATGTTGTGTGCACCAAACTCCCCAAAGATAACACCAGCAAATACAACCCAGCTGGCTTCATATTCTTGCGAGAACACCTTGGGTGCTAAATCTTGTCTAGCTTGTGCAATTTCATCTGCATCTACAAAGCCGCCGTCGGCTGTGGTGTATGTAAACGAAGCCCAGTTCTTATTTGTCAGATGCTTGTCATACAAGTCACGAGCACTTTGATTTGCTGCTTTTGGAGTTCCGGTGAATAATGCATGACCTTTTTTATCACTTAATGAAGGACGAATAATCTGATGCCAGATCTCATCTAGATCAATGTCGCAGAACTCGTCTATGGAAATAAAATCCAAACTCTCACCACGTAGGTTGTCACCTTGCTCTGCTGATTTTAAACAGATTAGACTGTTATTCTTAAGACTGATTGTGAGCTCAGACTCATTGGTGCTCTGTAACCAATTGAGTTTGCTTAACTTCTTCTTTAATTTACCCCAGACTAAACTCTTAATTTGTTGTCGACTGTTGGCCAACATCCATACTATGCTATTAGGCTTACTTGCAAAACGACATACTTCGCGCATGGCTAGGAATGTCTTGCCTGTGCGTCTTCCAGATACGATACATCGAAACCTGGTCTTACAATCAGCTACCTCTTGTTGTTTTGCGCTTAAAGCCATTTATCTACACATCACATCGTTGATATGATCACTTAATAATATTAATTCAGCAGGAGTAAGATAATACTCACGATGGCGTGCATCATCACCATCAATGCGAGTTGTAAACTTCAATTGTAGTTGTTCAGGACTAAGCCATGTGACTTTAACATCCAATGAGTAGTCATCAGTATTACGAATTATCATTGGATTCCTCTTCAGACTGCTGTTCAATAGTTTCATCATCATCATCTTCAATTACATCATCATCCATCTCATCCGTCCATGGTAATGGTCTTGCTTCATCAGATGCAGCACCAGTTTCATTTTGTTGCAACATATTACGACCCAGCCATATAAGCATAGGAACTGATCCTTCTAAGGCTACTCTAAGTTGTGCTTGACGTAGACTAACCTTTAACTTATGCCGTCCATTATGGAGATTTTCCGCAAAACCTCGCCGTAATGTGTCTTCTTTAACCCCAAAATATAGTGCTATGTCACGATCTGTGCATCCGAGTGATGCGAGATGATCCACTTCATCAAAACAGACAGCAATCTTGTTACGGCCAATTACTCGAGCTAGTTTAGTGATCTCTACAGTATGTCCAGTCTTAGGTCCAGGCTTGTTGCCTGCTTTACCATTCTCGTTATTATTTTGTTCTTCGTTCATCTTCTTCAGAAGTCCTTTCTGCAATAAATCCCAGTAGTTCGGGATTTGATTGAAATATACTTGCCCAGGACATACCTAACATATGC